GTAAGCCAGTTCAGGAATGCCACGGGACTCGACGATAGATCGGCGGAGGTGTTCACGACGCAGCTCGACGAACGGGTACTGGCCGTGGGCGTAGTCCAGCATTTCGTGCTTGGCGTAGTTCTCCTCGCTGACCTGGGGGCAGAAGACTGTGTAGTAGATGCAGGGGATGCCGTCCGGCCCAATCTGGCGCGTATAGGCGTAGATGATTTCAACAAGGTTGTCCGCCCGGTGAAGGGTGTTCGTAATGTTGGTCGTCGTCGGGATGAGGTTCGGGTCAGCATACCACGAAGACTTGCCAGCGGCGTTAGCCGCTTCCTCGACGAACTTCGGATCCCAACCATCGGTTTCGATGAGTTCACGCATCTCCACTTCGGTCATATGAGTGCGGCGGAAGATGACACGGGCATCCTGAAGGTCTAGGGTCTCAGGCGGGAACGTGATTTCGTCGAACGGCTTGAGGGCGGCGACGACGGGCTGGCTGTAGATGTCGTACTGCTCACGGAAGGTGGATGTGCCGGAACGGATAAGTTCATCGATGACACGCTCGACTTCGCTTTCTCCGACGGCGTACAGCGAACGGAACAGTTGCTTGTTGTAGTCCGTCACTCCGTTAGCCTGGAAGTTCTGGAGCATTTCGGAGGCGATTTCATCTCCGTTCATAGCCTTGGTTTCGATGTCACCGACAGTCACCACGGCATTACGGATGCCAAGTTTACGCTCCCAGCCGATGTGGGTGACGGCCCAACCGAACTGCAAGGCGTACTGCGCCCAGAGTTCTACCTCCTTGGTGAGTTCGGACTTCATCCGATTGTTGACCACCCAGTTGGCGAGGGTCTGGATCGCACCGGCGGTGGCGGCGTTGTCGTAGTTGTTGCCAGAAACACGGAGGCGACCCAGCTGCCAGGAGGAGACGAGCAGGACGACGAGTTCGTTGATGGTCTGGTCAACCAGGCGACAGCGGACATCGGAAGCACCCTCAAAAGGGAAGACGGACTCACCCTCACGGCTTTGAGAGGAGTATTTCTTGCCGTCGTCGCTCTGGCCTTCCCACCGGGCAAGGCGGATGTCGTCGTTGCTGTTCAGGCGAGCAACATTGCCACCATTGTACAGGGAACGCTCAAGTTCCTTGCGAAGATAGACTAGGTCAGGCGTTTCGGCGTGAAATGTCAGTTTGTCTTTACGGGAGTCTCTGTCGAGCATAGCGGGGATGATTTAGATTCGATGTAGGATAAAAGGGATGATTTGTGGAAGCGATGCTGTCCACCTAGGGTAGTATAACACCGAAGAATGCCAGACTTGCGTAATTTGTCCAATTCTCGCACGTCAATGCCAGTCAGTCGCTCCGCAGCCGATCTGGAGAGCAACATCGGGTAGTCGTCCGGGTTTTTCATCAGTAAGACCCCCCTCTCTTGCACTTGAACGAGTCTTGGTCGTATTGCTCCGGCTGCATCACCGCCAGGTAGCGCAGGCAGTCAATCGGGTCTTTGGACGCACCCTTTTCGCCGTCAGCGCCAGTCCACTCACGCAGGGAGTAGATTAGATTCTCGCACGACTTGGCGATATACAGTTTAGGCTCGTTGATGGGGGATAGGGGCTGGCCGGGGTCGTGAGCCAGGGCATCATTGATGAGGGTGACCCCATCTTCGATGCGAAGACCGGCAGCTGGCTGAAAAGACATCGGCTCTGGATCAGAATCCAGAAGTTCAATCAGCGACGTGCCGCCTTCTTTGCTGGCCGCTTGCGTAGCGCCTGCACGGGGGTCGATGAACCTTTCTTCGACGACTTCTTCCCCTTCAAGGCCACGGATAAGTTCTTTGTACTCGTTGATGCCACGACCACCCCCGGCTCTTTGGGCTGGCCCCGCTTTGCCGTCGAGTTTCGTGTCCGGCAAGGCCCATTCGCCGTAGGAAGCGTCGGGCCACTCTCGGTAGATGAACCACTTGGTGTTTTCGCCTTGTCCGACTGCCCGAAGCCAAAGCATAAACCAGTTTCTCGCACCAGCCGGGTCAACCACCATATAATTAGTTCCTTCTTCGGGAATCTTGTCATCATCAATTTCATTGAGGTCGCCAAATCTCGGAAATTGTGCGCCAGCCAGTCCATCAGCCCATCCATATGCTCGGATTTTCTTTTCATAAGTTGTTTTACCCTCAAGGGTGCGACAGAGTTCGTCGAAAGGGTTGTAAGGGTTGAATTGGGAGTGAAACCACATCACTCCGGCATCCTTGCCTCTGGATTTGGCCCGATAGGGCATATGTCCGTGCGGAACGCCAGGTACGTGCTGGATTTTCTGATCCAGAACCTTCGCTACCCGACTTTCTAGCACTTTGCATCCAGAAATGTACTCTTTTACGACGTTAGTGTAGCCAGAAACCGGGGTAAAAGTAACAAGCAGCTTGCCCCGTCGAGTAACGACACGATAACGGAGTGTTTCGATCCAGTCCAGAGGTACAAGTTCGTCGCACCAGATGATATCGCACTCGCCACCTTCGATAACTCGCTTCTCTTGGGCATAATTCATAAAATGGCACTGGCTGCCATTTGGAAAGATGAAAGTGCCGTCAGAAAAGCCGTTCTTCTGGGAATATTGGATGTTGGTCACACGTCCTTTCTTCAAGGACTTGAACTCCGGCGGGATATACTTCCAGATGACGTTCTGTTGCATCTGGATTGAGGACTGGGAAGTGGTGTGGAGACACCAGACACGGGCGTTCGGGATGTTCACCATCGCCGCAACCACCCGCTTGGCAGCCCATTCGGTCTTTCCGGCTCGATTGCCACCCAGGATGCACAGTTCTTGGTGCGACTTCAGCAGATCGTCAGCGTCCTTCCAGTGAAAAGGCTCGTAGCCGTGGCGGTACGGGTCGGTTTTCTCCGCCAGAATCTTCTCCTCACGGATGCGAAGCACCCGCGCCAACTCCTCCGACCCCAATTTCTTGGCAAGTACCTTCAACTCATCAGTCGAAGGCAGCTTAAGAACTGGGTGCGGGGACAACTTCACCAGGCTTTACAACTCCAGTATCTCGGAGTGGTCTTGTCCTTAGCGGTGGCACAGTTATGACGGGCGCGGAAGGACTTGCGACGGGCAGGGTTGTCCTTCTTGATCGTCATATTCGGGTCACCGAAGCGGACAATCTTCGTCTTACTGCCGGACTTGACGTACACGGCGGATTTCTTCGGGCCACCCGGAGTACGGAATGGCTTATTTAGTGATACCTTGCGTCCTTTGTAGTCGGCCATTGCGGGGGGTCTTTAAAAAAATTACAGATTGGAGGTCTGCCATATCAGGCTCCCACTCGTCATCTTCATCGAGATTGAGTGGAAGCATCGGCGTTACATCTTTCCCTTCTTCGATCCGTAGGGCTTGAAGCCAGCGCCACGATTCTTGCCGTGCATCGCCTTCTCCATCTTCTCCATACGTTCGTGCTTCTTGCCGTGTCCGGCTTTGCCACAGGATTTCTTCATTGTATCAGGAAACTACCTACACCTGGGCCACTGTCAAGTTGGAGCCTTGGGCCGGAGTCGAACCGGCAACCCCCTGTTTACAAAACAGGCGCACTGCCATTGTGCTACCAAGGCGTTAACTAAGCCGTCCACTCGGTGGCATCACCAGGCCCGTCCTCGATAGCCATAACCCCGGCTGCCAAGACGTTACCCAAGACCCGATGGAAGTTATCTTCCTTATCACCACCCCCAAAGGAAAGCACCTTCCACTTCCCACTAGGAGCCTGGACGATGATTGCACCCTCGGTGCAGTACGATTTTAAAAGTTTTAAACTAGCCAGTAAAGCCCCTTCCAGCTGCTCGTCCTTGTGGATAGCCGTCGGGTCTACCTTCTTCTTCCGGCTGCGCTTCTTCTTAGCCATTACCAGCGTCCTCCAAACCTGGGGTGCTTGGCCGCTACCCACCTCTGACCATCAGATCGGAGAGGAACCACCATCCCCTTCACGAAGTTCTTACTGTCCCGCACAAGGACGTTCACATCCTTCTTGGCCTTACCCTCCTCAATCTCGCAGAGGATAATCCGGGGGTTCACGAACTTACCCTTCACCACCCCAGTCTTCGGCTTGTCGTCAGCCTTAGCCTCCCGCAGCTCCTCAACCACAGGAGCCTCCAGGCCAGCCTTGCCCTGCATAAACTCAATGCCCTCCTTCGTCCAGTAGATCGGCCACAGATGCTTAGGCCCATTCCGGGGCTTGCGGATCCAGTGCTTACCTTCCAGCGCCGTCTCACGCAGTCCCTTCAAATCAGCCCTGTTCAGGCCGGTCAATCTAATGACCTCGCTTTCCTTGTAGATATCTTCCATACCTTAAGGAAATACAAGTTACCTTGACTCCGTCAATCTGTCTCCCCAGGAGTTATGTCTTCGATTCTCTACGACAATAACCCCTTCCCCCTTGGGGGACTGAGGGGGGAGAGGGGGATTATTAAGGGGGAAATACACCTACCTGTCAAGCCTACCCCATTACGTATTAGATTACCTTATCGTAGATATCATCAACATTCATAGGGCTTATCCATAGGTCATTAGCACGACTATCCTAGGCCATTAGTACGGCTTATTGCAAAAAAAGTCCATAGGGGGTAACCCGCTCGGTGTCCGACCCCTCCCCTCCTGGCTGCTCCCCCCGCCGGGGGTGACGTCGTGGCCGTGCGTCCGACGTTCTATAATATTATATAGAGCTGCCGTCCGATCTTTTATTATAGAATCCTATAGAAATATTATAAACCGGCTGCACTCCGTATCCAGATTCTCACTACACGTCGTATCAGTAAACTCACTACACGTCGTGTCGTGGGTTATTCATTACAGCAAGTCCTGGTGTGTACGGATTTTTTGCGACCGCCAAAAACCGATCCGACGAGTAGGCGCTACGTAGGAGGCACAAAAAAGCCCCGGAAGAACCGGGGCTGAAAAGCTGCACGTGGGCTGTTGACTAGATCACACCCATAGTCGCCTTTACCTTGATGTCTTCAACGTTCCACTCGAAGTGGTTATGCACGCAGTAGATGTCGAGGACGCTGTCTACCTTCTCTTCAGTCTCCTTGAGGCTGTAGGGGGACTCTACGTACATAGAAAACTCGTAGTAGTAGTCGTCGTTAATTTCGTAGTACATAGAGACTTCCGTCTGGTCACAGATGCGGACTCCCGTCTGATTCGGCCAGATGACGTTGGCGACGACGTCGGGCGTTGTGGTGGCTTTCTTGCCCTCTGCGAGAGAGCATCGGAAGGTGACAGTTACTTGGTAGGGTTGGAGCGTGGTGTTGTTCATAACGTCCTTAAGTGTCTGGAAGGATCGGTAATAGTCAACACCAGGATTTTTTGAGCATCTGTAATTATTTTTTAACTACACGTTGTGTAGTGTGTTTATTCTTACGTCGTAATTATTTTCCGGATACTGTGATTTTGGGGAGTGCAGCTTTAGGCCAGGATCGGCGACTTTCGCCGGTCTCAAAAAATCACAAGAGCAGCTTAAAGCAGCTTGGCTTGATCGTGCAGCTTTCTGCCTGTGCGTGTGTGTGCGTGTACCTACCTACCCACTACCTACCAAGTAGGCACAAAAAAGGGAGGCGATTGCCTCCCTTGATCGTCGTACTTCTACGCGCCGGATTTACTCGCTGATAAAATAATCAGAAGGGATGTTTTTGGTAGTAATGTGATAACCCATACGGAGGAGGTTACGTTCTTTATTGGTAAGGTTCTCCATAATGTGAAAAACGTCCTCTTCGGATTGTGCATAAAAGTCTGCCTCTTTTCCGGCAGCTTTCCAAGTGTACTTATAACCGATCGGAAAAACATCCCCTTCCCACATATGAAGGCAACCCATTGCGTCTAGTTTAAGGGTCGAGATCATAGGGCGAGATACAGAAGGTACAGGAGGTTTGAGATCGCCCACAGACTCAGTCCGATGGAGAACCCCAGGATGATTTCTAATAGTGTGTTCATATGGTGTGCGTTGTGCGTCTGAGAGTGTGTCCTTCCGGTCCTTGAAATCAACAGAATAGAGTAAATTGCCTAATAAACGACAAAACGCCTTATAGCGCCTCCTAGATAGGTTTACGGCGATGTTTACTTTGTGAGGGGTAGGGCTAGGGGAAGATCGTCAAAAGGCCTTAGAATCGATTTGTGACGGCAGCTCATAAAACCCCTGTAAACATTGGGCGGAATGCGTGTCCAGGCCGCCGTCAAGGATTATTTCAGATCAAGGAAAATGTGCGGGGTGTGAATAACTTCCTAATCATAGGTTCATTACCCAGGATTAGAGGATGTCCGCCGGTTTTTACACATTTTTACAAGTTATATAAGTTGTTGATTATCAGTAACTTATGTAAGCACACAAATCGGTTTAGAGACGTGTTTACTGTGTGGTGAAGGGTAGTAGTCGCATAAAGAGTAAACGTCCGCCAGGAGGCACGGAGGCACGTCTAATGGCGTTTATCTTAATTCAAGGAGAATCGTGCCGGAAATCGTAAAAATATTCCAACGCCTACGGCAGCTGGGTCTCAGATTGGAGAAGGGTAGGCACAAAAAAAGGGAGGCGACTGCCTCCCTTGTTGGTTACTCCCTACTGAACCAAAGGATAACCAGAACCAACAGTATTGCCAGGATCACTTGTCAAACGTGACGCAGTAATGATAACCGCCGACGTAGTAAGCGCGAGAGATCGACGCATCCCTGCACCAGCACTCAAACCCCTTCATTCCCCGGACTTTATTAAGAAGGGCAAGGGCAGCTTTGTCGTGCGTGTGGCAAGTGTCGCCCTCATAGTCCCAAGAGACGACGACAGAAACCTTATCATTGGTAAACAATTCCATAGTCGCCTTTACCCTGCTTCCCTTGTGATTCGTCGGTCCCAAGTACTTGGTAGTGATGAGACGTTGCGAGCGTGTGATAATGTCGGCCATATTAGGAAAGGATCGCCTTAATGCGTTTGGCGGTTTCGAGTGCCGCGTCGTCTTTCTCAATGCAGGCAATGGCAAGGAGTAGATCGGCGACAGGCTTAAGTGCGTCGTGCAGCTTTTGAATGTTGTTCCCTTCTTGTCCGTGTCCCCTCCGCAAATCCTCAAGTACGCAGGAATACACGTCGAGATCATCAACGTCGATTTGGCAAGGACACGTCGTCGAGTCTGCGTCAGTAAAGCAGAACGTGTGGACTACGTTATTGCAGATGTCGTTATGGATCGCACTCGCCTTGTCGCACAAGTCCTTTGCGACCCTGCTCTTAATACTGTCTTCCATACTGCAAGGCAGGGTAGACGTTACGTGCCTCCCGAATTGGAAGCAGGCGACGAAAACCTTTTCTTCATTGTTGAGGTAGTCACTCGCCGGGATGCTCGCCCGGTTTGAGTGAAGGCGAGCCACTTGAAAGGCTTCCTCGATTTCGAGGTACTTAAGGTTAAGCGCCTCCGGGTTATTTTGTGTTTCGGTCATATGGTGTGCGTTGTGCGTCTCCTATAAGGACACGTCGCCGGGAATAGTCAACAGGAGATCGTGAGAAACTTTGGACCCATTATCCAGGCACGACGTGCCGGACGTGTCGCCGGTTTTGGCAAGTTGCGACCACGTGCCGGACGGCAGCTCTTATCCAGGATCGGACGGCAGCTCGACGTCGGCCAGGACGTCGCCGGTTTCGACGCGCCTTCGACGACTCGTCGGCCAGGATCGGACGGCAGCTCCACAAACAAAAAGACACACGTTTGTGCGTGTGTCTGTATACCTACCTACCTACCTACCTACTCCAGCGTACTCCGTGCGAGTTGTGCGAGTTGCCATTCATACCCCTCACTAACCCCTTCCTCCCACGCTGAACAAAGATCGTCGAGTACCTCTTCTACCTCGTCCGTGTGTTCTCCTCGTTCTGCGTCCGTGTACCACAGTACGT